AGAAGATGTAGATTTAAAACCTATATCAAAAGAACTTAAAAGATTAAGTGAAGAAATGGTTAGAATATTATCAAATCTAGCAAAAATTAACCTTATACCACTTGAAGAAAGTATAAAAATAATAGAAGATGTTATAGCAGAAATGAATAAAAAATTAGCTATTGTATCTAAAGAAAATGAAGTACAAGATGCTGAGATTAAAGAGATTAAATTACAATCTAATAACCCTTTGGCTAATTAATGGCTAATGAATTTTGGCAAGATGAGGCACTGATGAGTAAATCCTGGGCTATTAGAGCAAGTGACCCAGAAACACCCACATTAAAACTTAATGGTAATGAAGCTACTGTTAAAACTATGTCAAGCAAACATCCTGATACAGGAATAGAAATTTTATATCCAACTATTAGAATGGTTGATGGTGAATTACAAAAATTTAGTGAAGAAGATGCTAAAAAATTAGCTATAGATAAAGGTGATTATGTTGAATATGATTCTAGAGAAGATGCAACAAATGCATCAATAAAATTATCTGAACATATTGCAAAAGAAAGAAAAAATTGGAAAGAATTTACTGAAGACCCAAAAGGTTTTATGGAGAAAAAAGAACAAGAGCATCAAGACCATATAAAAAATTTACCATTTGGAACTCCACTAGATTTTTATTCTGCAGCTAAGACATCTAGTAAAATACCAAACGTAGAAAAAGGTATAATGTATGAACCTTTTAAATCAAAAGCTGAAATATGGGGTAGTGATTTTAGAAACTATCTTGAACTTAACAGAACAAGTATACCTTTTATGATGATAAGGGATTACTTTTATCCACCAAAGGAGGACTAATGGCATTACCAACAACAACACAATTAAGTAATCAAATGATGAATGAAACAGTACGTGATATGCCTACAAGTGCAATGGATGGTAATGTAACAAGACCAATGATTATAAAAGATTTGTTATCTGCAATGAAAGATGTTAATTTTAGCCAGCTTGTAGAGGAATACGGAAGTATGGCAGGATTACCTAGAGAAGATACCACCCCAATGACTAAATCTTTAATGGAAAAAAGTCCTAAAGCACCTAATACACCATTAAAACAATCAGGAGAAAAAACAGAAACAAACGTAGCAGCTTCAGAACAATTTGTGGCTGATGATGTAGAGGTTCCTACACCTATGTCAGATGCTATGGCACTAAATACTTTAGCCCCAACAGGCTCAATAGTAGAACAGAATAATGGATTAATGGCACAATCAAATGGTCTTCAACAGACCACTTAATTGTTCATCAAAATAGTGGGAATCAGATTTGCAATGATTAACAATTGCACAAATAAGGTACGCATAGTAATCATCATTAAGTCTATTTAAGACTTCATTTGTAGGTAATGACTCATGACGAGTTATTAAATTACCTTCATTATTAATTGACACTGTAGTACTAAAGAGGATGGCTTCATCTTTTTTAGGACTTGGTGTCATTTTTTTTGCCCTCATCTTTGACAAAATTAGGGTTAATTTTAGGATCAATCTTTTCTAATCGTGCTAATACAGCAATTGCTCCTGCAACTTCTTGATAGGGTTTTGTATATAGGTATTTTAATATAATATCCCTATCATTTGATGTTAAAATATAGTTTTCCATTTCTTATTTCTCCTTAAATTTAATTTCTCCTGCTATTGCACTATATGCAGACATATCAATATATGTATCTTCACTAACAGCCCCAAGTTTTGTTCTTGCAACTTTTAATAAAGTCATCATGATAGCTACATCATGTGCTCTAACTTCTACATCTAAGTATGCTGACCATAACTTAGCAATATTATTATGATTATGAACCTTATCGCCATAATCTTTTTCTCTATCTCCTGCAACTAATGTGCCGGCTCTTGCTAAAAATTCTTTTGTCTTCTTCATTTCTTTTTTACCTTTTTAAATTTTCTACCAACTATAAATACAACACTATTAATGCAAGTATTAATAGTTACCATACTTAATATCCACCATTTCCAAAACTCATCCATTAAAACTCCACACTTACATTAAATGATATAGTTCTTCTAAGTCCTTTTCCTCTAAACGGATACACTTGATGTAATAACCATGCAGGAAAAATAAATAATTGACCAACATGTGGTTTAACAGGATATTTAGGGTCTATCCACATTTGAGGTGTACCATATAAAAATTCAATCCAACCTGCGTGCTCTCTCTCTTCATCTTTCTCTACAGACTTTGGCATTTTTAACCAACCTGCAGCAGATAGCTGACCATAGTGCATATGAGGTGGATTAAAGTCACCTGCTATAGAATTAACAAGCCAACTATTATGCATAGCAACTTTTTTAATCCCTCTTTCAGCAACTGCATTATCTTGATCATCACCCTGTTTTAATTTTGTTTTTACATATAAATTAACACAAGCACCCATCCAATTAAATAGTGATGGTAAATGCTCATTAGGTTTTTCATGCCATACATGGTCTTCAATTTTATGTTCTTGCTTAACATTACCTACAAGATTATCTGACCAATCTAATTGTTTAGATTTTTTATCACTTTTAGATATTTTATCTCCATATGTATTTAGTAAATCAATATAAGGTTGTGGCATTTGAAACTCCATTAGTATTGGACTAAATGGAGCATGTAGTGTGCCTCTTAATTTATAGTCTTTATAATCATCCATATCTTTTTTTCAACTCCTTAATATTAATTGTTTGCAAATCATATTCTCCCTTGTCAACATTTCTTTTAACAATAAGACCATTCCACCACAGATGTTGTGTCCCCTTTGCAAATGATTCCTTATGATTCAAGTAACACCCTGCATTCAATCCCATTAATTTTCTGCCATTTATCATGGAACGAACGGCATAGTCAAATAAATGTGAATGTCCTGCTGTTGTTGACTGATGATTCTTTTTTAATAACCCTGAAGCTATGTTATCACCACTTATAGGTCTTCCCAACACCCCACTAGCAAAATGATGGCAATATAGTATACCATCAATTTCCACAGGAATTTCATAATCATGATACTCCCATCCGTATGCCTTAAATGGGATATCCTGCACACTTAATTTTCCCTCTAGTTCTGGATTATCATTTACAAATTTCGTAATACGATATTCATGATTTCCTCCTAGCATAACTTTTCTGGGTTTTTTCGTGTACAGATAGTGACTAAAATTATCCAATGCCTCTTCCGCATGTTCTATTTCCTTATTGTATCTCCTTCCTTCAAAAGCTTTTTTACCTCTGTCAAAATGGGATAGGGAATCCATATTCACCCAATCTCCCAGACATATTATAACATCGGGTTTTAACTCACGGGCAAATTTTCCTGCCCAAATAAATCTGTCATTAGACACTCCCATTTTAACATGAGGGTCTGGTATAATTAAATGTGTACTCATTAGTTAAGTTTCCTTTTCTTATTTTGTAGTATATCAGCCATGTTGATTATCCCTGTCCCAGGGGGGTGTGTTATAGCATCAATTCCTTCATCATATATTAAATCAGGTCTATCTAATGCCATTTTAACCATCCCATGTGCGATTGTTAAAGCTACCATATAATTATGTGTAGCTGGTGGATTATCTTTTTCTAATACAACACATGCAAACCCATCATTAGCAGGGTGTACAGCAATAGTTATAAAGTTTAGTTTGTCTAAGCCATCTTCCATTTATTTTCCTATTTGTTTAAAAAAATGCATAGCATCAACAATTACTAAAGGTTGAAATTGATTCATTTTAATTACAGCAATAGGAACTTGATTATCCTTTGCATTATGTTGAGACTGATCCATAATATTATATATACTTTTAAATGTCTGCTTATTCTTACACTCAATAGCATATGGGATTAATGTTTGTGCTTTTCTGGATAGTTTAATATCTACTCCTTTTTCACCCATAATAGCACAATAAATATCATCTTCGGTTAAATTTTTAAAAATAGAAAGAAGGGTATCTCGTACCCAGTTTTGTAATCTCCTTCCTTTGGCTTTTCTACTTCTAATTTTCATCTTCTACTCTTGGATTTTGAACATCAGTATACCAATACCATTTTGGATTCATTGCTTTTGATTGTTGTTGTGGAAGATATTGTAAGTTTTCTCCCCAACAAGCCTTTTTATAAGGACAAAAACCACAAGTAGTTCCTAGTATCCTATTTCCTGTAGGTTTTTTATTAAAAAATTCTTCAGAATCAGTAAAACAACGTTTAAATTCATCATTATTTTTTAAAGCTTTAATATTATCCTCTGCCATTTGAATGGCATTTTTATTATATTCGCCATCAGCTATAGGTGTTTCAGTTAGACACCATTCTCCTGTTGATTTATTAATAACAATCCAACCACCAAAATCACACCCTTCAGCATTAGAATATAGATAACCTTGTGTAACATATCCAAAGTCATCTTTTTTTGCTATGGTATCAAACCCACCCTTTTCTCCAAATTTATATTCGAAAGATAAAGGTGATGCACTTTTAATATCCCATACTCTCCCTTCTATTTTAACATCATATGCACCATCAATAGAATCACCATTAAATTTATGGGTAACTTTTTTTTGTTTTGATTCAATCTTAATGCCTGCTGATTGCATAATGGCAATTGCAGCAGCTTCAATTAAATCCCCAAATAAATTACGCATCTTTGCGTTATATGGCATTGGTTCTCGTTCAGCACCATTACGCTCCATTTGTAATTGACATAGAGGTCTCCCAATTGATGACATTCTAAATCTAAATTTATCTTCTCGAGTATCAGTAAATTGTTTTCTAAAAGCCTCTTTACAAGCCTCACCAAATTCATCAATTATAGTACTTGATATAGGAACAGAGGCTTTATTAGCCTCTGTTAAAAATAATTGTACTCGATGTAATATAGTAGAGGACACTATGATGCCAATATAGTTTCAGGATTTGCATCTACAGTTTCAGTATTTTCATCTGTAATATCCTTCATAACCTTAGAAGTTTCCTCATCCTTATTGGCTTTCTTATTAGCATCTTGCCATAACTCAGAAACACGTTTGTTTTCTTCTGTAATTAATTCATTGAACATTTCCATGGTCTCTAAATCTTTTTTAGAAAAATCCGTTTCCTTTTTATCAACAGCAATTGACGCCACATAATAAACATTACTTCCACTTTTTTTACGTTTAGATGTAAGATTTAACACATGATTAAACATTAAACTATTTCTGCCTTTGAGACTTTTTAATGATTCACCAATTGGTTTAAAGTTACTTCCTGTTACACGCCATAATATAGGCATATTTTCTATAGAAGTAGCCTCTCCGTCAGCCTTTGTACATTTCATAGATAACAATCCATATACTAAACGATAACATTTAATATTACGTTGTGCATCTATTTCAGCTTGTGATAACTTATCTTTATCCTTACCAATAACTTTACCACATCTAAGACCACCATTAGTATCTATTGGTTCATCTTTCCATGATTTAAAAATTACTGATGTTGAAGAATAGTTATTATTATCAGCATCATATTCCATATACTGATAGGCATTAATGAATGGCCTAAAATGAACTGCTTCATCTTTTAAGCTATAAACTTTTGCCTCTGATTCTGGATCATAAATTGTATAAACACCAGGACGCAAAGCATTTCCATCATCATCCTCTGCAGCTCTGTTTATTGACAATCTAGGTAAAGTACCTGACCCCATTTGTGACCCATCATCTTGACCGGTCAATTTCATTATCTCCTCTTTACTAAGAGAATCAAATGCTTGTAGTTCGTTTGCCATAATATATCTCCTTATGGTTAATTGTTTAAATTATAATAGCGAATTTATTAAATTTGTCAAGCATATAATTGTGTATCCAACCAATTAGAGCCTACCTTTAATTCAACATCTAGGGGAACATTGAAATCAATACCATAAATGTCTTTCATTGCATTAAGAACACCTAAACAACCATTGTTTAAGCAGGAAGCGACCAGCTTTTCCTCGCCAGGAAAAACATCAGCAACAATAGAATCATGAACAGTATTAATCAGTAGGCTCTTGGTTTTGTTCTCATCAAGCAATTTTTGTATTAAAATACAAGCTAATGGAACAATATCGGCAGTAGCAAATCCCTGAACTGGATAATTTTTTATCTGTGTTGAGAAACTTGAACCACCCCATGGCATGCGTTCTGCTTTTGGGAAAGCGTATTGCCTACCCGTAGGTAGTGTCACGACTTTTTGTCGTATGGCTTCATCCTGTAGCTTTTCATGCCAAACTTTTATATCAGGATACTTCTCCAGAAATGCTCTGTAATATCTTTTTTCTGATTCTGTACCTGATATACCCCCATACAATGGCTTAAAGGTATGCCCTTTAGCTTCTTGTCGGGAAACTCCAATTGTATCAGCAGTAAATTGATGGACATCAAACCCATTTTTTATATCCTCTATCCCTTGTTTATCTTGGGCTAAAAATACTGCTGTTCTAAATTCTAATTGTGCAAAATCTATTTCCATTATTTTACCATTTTCAAATCGTGAATTAATAACTTTACGAATAGGGAATGTTTTACCACGAGGTTGATTTTGAAAGTTAGGGTCTCTACTTGATAATCTTCCTGTTGCAGTTACACATTGCATAAATTGGGGATAAAGAAAATTTTTATCTGTCTTATGTTTTTTAATACCATCAACAAATGTTTTTAAATATGTATCAAGTGCTGTATACCTGCTAATTTTTTCAACAAACTTTTTTAATTCATCATTTCCTTTTGAAGCAACTTTTATTAAAGTAAACTTATCTGTTTTAAATCCACCATCTGAAATATCACGAACACTTAATGATAAAAAATCACCACCAAAACCTGCTCTTGTTTCTAATTGTTCATAGATAAAACCATCGCCCTCACAATTAAAACATTTTTGTAAATGTAGATAAGGGTCTCCATTAACTTTAAATTTTTGAACTTTACCCTTTCCGTCACAAGAAGTACATTGTTGTGCTTTTGTTCTATACAAAGGTGTTAAATATTTTTTACATATTTGTTTTACTTGGTGCTTAGTAAACTGAGGTCTTTTCTTTTGTTTTTTAGTGTATTTATCAATACCTAAATTAAATGTAAACTTCCACGATCTTTTATCATGTACTTTCATACCATAAATTAACCATGATAATTGTTCTGGACTAGCAGGATTTATCTTAGTATCTCCCATTTTTTCGTATATTTCCTCATCAATTTCTATTCTTAATTTATCAAATTCATTTTGAAAATCTGTTTCAACTTTTTCTAAAGCTGTTGCATCAATATGAATGCCATTATTTTCCATCTTAGCAAGTATAACTAAAAATTCACACATCATTTTTACAGTTTTTAATAGTCCATTATTCTTTTTCTTTTTGAAATGTAACATTTGTGCATCAAATAAAGACCTAGTAGCTTTAATATCAAACCGACCATATTCATCTAATTCAAACATAGGTACATTTTCAAAAGATATATTCATATCTAAATATTTATCCATTAAATCTGACTTTTGAACAACACCATATCTTTCACAACAATGTTTTAATTTTAAACTTATACCAACACCTCGTTGTAATAAATATTCTCCTACCATTGTATCATAAACACGACCTTCATACTTAAATCCAGATTCCCATAACCAAATTAAATCAAATTTTATATTATGACCAACTAATAAAGTTGTTTTATCTAAAATGTCTTGTACTTTTTTTCTATCAGGTACACCTTTAAATTCACGATGTTTAAAAAATAAATACTCATCATTTAAACCCATACAAATTAAAAAATTATTAGGATTTTTAGATGATGGGTCTTTTTTACCATCAATAACTTGAAAACTTGTTTCTACATCAAATGTAGTAATCATTCTGCATACCTCGATAATTCTGGGATAATAATACATGGAATCATACCATGCCACCCGGTTATTTTATTTTTACTTACAGCTAAACTTCTTAATTCCTTATCTGTATCTAATTTATTTCTAAATCCTACACCAATAATCACATCTGCCTCTGCTGCTTTTCCTGTTTTACTATTTTCCATCATATCAAATGTTATGTCAAGTTTACCTGATGCATCAGCACTTGCTTGTGATATAGCAATAACACAACAGTTTCTTCTTTTAGCAATTTCTCTAGCACCTGTATAAATAGCACGAAGTCTTTCATCTGTACGAGAAAAATTTCCTGACACATAAACTTTATCTAGCTGGTCAATTATAACAACATCTGGTTTTTCTTTTGCTACAAAAGAATCAACTTGTTCTAAACTCCAATCAACAGTATCAAGTATTTTGATATTATTACTTATCTCTGACCATTTTTCTTTAGCCTTTTTTGTATCTTCCCTTATTTCCTCAAATGTCATACCTGTATGGGCATTAATTAGTCTCATTTGAGTCCTAATTGCAGGCTCTTCATTGATTAACGCACATACTTTAGCACCTTGAGAGGCAAATCCGTCAATTCCTGAGACTAAATTTACCCAGAAAGCTGTCTTACCACTCTCTGGTCTAGCAAATATAACCAAAAGATTACCTTCTCCTACACCATTTACTTTTTCTTTTAATGGGTGTAAATTAAATTTCCACTTTGTATTATCTTTTAAAGAATCAATTAAATTTGTAATATCAGATGTAATATAATCATATTGTTGTTTATCTGTTTCATTTGATTGATCAATAAATGATTGAATAGATGATAAATCCTGATCTTTTCCATTATAAATTTCTGTAGCAGCAACAGCAATTTGTTGTGCAATATTTCTTTTGTGCATAGCTTTTAAAATATTACCTGCTATTTTTTTATTTGGAATTTCTTGTTCTTTTATTTCATTTATTAAACTAGAAAAGTTTTCTTTTGCTGTTCGTGTTAATGCAGGATTATATACTTCTGTATGTAATGTGGATACTTCTTCTAAAGATAAATCTTTTTCTGAATCATCATGTGCACGAGAGATAGTTTCATACAAATTTCCTGTACCATTCGTGAACATTTCTTTTGTTACACGACCTTTATTTTCTTCATAAAAATCTTTTTTTAATAATAAGTTAATTAGTTCTTTTTCAATCATATCGCCCTTAATTGTTTTAGTATTTCTTTTACTCTTTTTGTTTTTGTTTTATTTTTCCAATGATTAATATAAAACTTTGCAGTCTTTTTGTCAAGTCTACATGGTGATGTAGAAAGTGGCCATGTTTTTAAATAAGCTAAATAGGCTCTACAATTCATCATATACATTGGCATTTCTTTTCTTTTTACTTTTAATTTTTTATACTCCCCTGTTGTTGCATGAATACAATGAAAATACTTTTGTTTTTCCATTATAAACCAGGGATATGTCCCACAATCAACTAACTTCCACATTATTTTATTAATGAATAATCATTTCCTGTTTGCCAATAACCCGTACTTTTACAAGGAGTACATAACCTATTGTGAATACCTTGACTTTGAAAATCCTGCTCACAAAATAAACATTTTCTAACTGTATAAGATTTTTTAATTTTTCTATCATGTACTGCACCTCGTCTAAAATATTGGTCACGAGGTCTGGAATTTCTTTTAAACTTTTTTAGCATTTTTTTTACTCTCCCTTAACATTGTAAGCCATATATCTTCAAAATTATTTATACTTTTTTTTATATTTGCTTTTGTTTTTCCTTTTTCTTTTAAGTTATTATACATAAAATCAGTAAGTAAGTCAACAAATTGTTCTTGAAACATTTTTTTACTCATCACATTTCTCCTTATCATCTACCTTACTACAATAAAACTCTTTAGCTTTATTTTGTTTTATCTTTTTCTTTTCTAATATTTTCTTTTTCTTTTCTGGATTAGGCTCCTCATCTAAAACTATATCTACAACTTTAACAGTTTCTTTTGCTACCATTAAAGCACACCCCATGCAAGTACTAAGTAATATTAATATTAATAATAGCATGACAAAAAATTTATACATTATTTTCTTTTCCTTATATTTGTTAGTGCAATTTGTTTTACCATATCTTGAACCTCTTTGTCAAATAAAAGAAGTTCAAGAAAATATTTTTTTATTAA